TGTACTATCAAATTTCGGTCCACGCGCGCGAATGTGTTTTTTAAAATAAAAAATCTGTGGTAGAATACTATATATGGCAAAAAAGAAGTCTAGAAGAATAAATAGCTACAACAAGCCTAAGCTGGTCAAGCAGGCTGTCAAGTTTCCATACAAGCGTGTACGTATCGATTGGATTGATATTATCACTGAAGGTGGCTGGGGCAGCGTTAAAGAGTTTAAAGATATGAAACTAGCTACACCAGTTAGTGAAGGGTGGTTGTTTAGCAAGGACAAAGATACTGTAAGAATATTTGCAGGCTATGATGTAGATGATGATGGTACTATTACTTTTTCTGAGAGATCGGTGTTTCCAACGTCTTGTGTGAAGAAGATAACTCGGATTCATTAGGTGTCACATTTATCAGAGACCCGTAGTCGTCTAAAATTTGTTTCATTTTTGCTTCTAACTCTTGTTCTGACATGTCTTCTAATTTCCCAGTTTTTATTATTTTTCTGTCTATGTATAATCCTGCTGCCTTTCCTCGATTGGCTTCAGCATTTACCGCAGATGAGAAAGAACCTTTTTTCAAAGCAGCTTCTCTGAGTCTAGCAAGTTCTGCTATGTGATTCTCGTAAGTCACTTCATGTTTTCTAATTCTTTCTTCTCTTAACTCACCAATATATTTTGCAACAAGTGGTGATAGTCTTGGATTACAAAGTTCTGATCCTTCTTGTCTTGCACGCTTAGGACTATAACCAGCAGCCACTGCTGCCTCTGTTTGTGTCATTGGTCCTTCTGGTCCACCGAATACTAAAAACTCAGCGAATCGTTGTTGCATTTCTGTTAATCTTTTTGGTACACCCATGTTGACTTTTTAAGGTAACTATCCTATAAAGTCAATACATGAAAGTACACAAGAGTTCACAAGAATTACAAGAAACAATAGAAGGATATAAGTTGGTCATAGAAGAATTGAGAAAAGAGATTTGGGAATTGAAACAAATTTCATTTGAGAACGAAAAAAATAAAAACTTGTTGCAAGGTTATAAAAAAGTGATACAGGATTTATCTACCAGGTTGGTTAAGTAATGCTTGTCAAACACTTACAAGACTATCTAGAAAAGTTTACTGAAGGTCCAGGCGGTACAAGAGGCAATGCAGTCTCTAACGCTCGTATTTACATTATGACTGAGAAAGGATTTCTTGAAGAGATTAAACGTATTGAAGTACATGAAAGTACAATCATTGGTGACAATTCAATTAAGGTTGTTTTGAAGCCACAGCGAGAACAAAAGCTTATTTTAAACCCTGGTTTAGTAGACGATCATTAACTTTTAAACACAGGAGTAACCTTGAAAACAGCATGGGTCCAGAGCGTAAATTATATAAAAAAATTAAGAGCAAGCTCACTCAATTTTCATGGATTAGACTTGAAAATAATAGCTTACTTGGTACTCCCGATCTATTGGGCTATAATAATTCTGGCCACTTTTTCACTATCGAACTGAAAGTCACTTCGGGTAACCGATTGAAGTTTTCACCCCACCAAATAGCCTTCCATGTGAGGCATCCTGAGAATACTTTTATCATAGCAGAGGCCCTTGGTCCAAGGTCCGAGAAACTTATTTACATGTACAAGGGAGCACAGATCATGGAGCTTGAAGCTTGCGGCTTGAAGCTTGAACCTTTATGCTTGGGGCTTGAAGCTTGTGGCTTGTTGCTTGATGGGCTTGGCGCTTGAAGCTTGACGCTTGCTGCTTGGAGCTTGAGGCTTGTGGCCCGGACCAGGTGCACGCTCCACTTTCGCCGTCGCGTTCGCTCCGCTAATGACCTGATCCGATTTATTACGCTCGCGTAATTCTTTATAATATTTTGGATGTTTAAAAGTAAACGTCATAATCTTTAAATAAATTTTTAATCATATCCGCGAGCTGGTATTCATCACAGTATATATTATTTTTATTGGCTTTCAATATTGCTTCCAGCTCTTCAATTATTTCTTTTTTTGTTTTAGTGTTTTCCATATTCTATATTTTTAACGTTAGGGTCCCAACAAGCTCGGCAATCACCGCACTCGTTATTGTTATCAGGGGCTGGACAGCTTCGACTCTTCGTTGACACCGTCGACGTGTTAGGCCAGCTCTTCACTGGTCCTTGATCAATCATCGGTGATGAGAATCTTACAACTAAGTTAGCTGGCGCCTTGTGCATATGGTCCTTGATCCATGCTTCACGTGTGGGCATCCAGTGCCGCTTGCTGGGTGTTAGTCTACAGACTTCGAATATCTTCTCGAGATGGTCCAGATCTTGGACATCGCCTGAATCGTGCCATCTAAAAACATCTGGCTTTTTAGAATTAATTAAAGTTGCCATTGCTTCAACCCATTGTGGGTGAGCTATTGCCTTCAGGCGCTTGTATTGAGCGGCTTGTACAACCGCGAAAACATAACAACCTTTTTCAGCATAACAGCCTGAACAAACTGAGTTAGGTATTAATTTTAATTTGTTGCCAGTCTTGCATTCGGCAGCTGGTATACCAATTGACCAGCCGGGCATCTTTGACGGTTTACTTAGCCCTCCAACCAGGGTCCATGCTTCTTTTGTATTCATACTTCCTTCTCCTTTAGTTTATAGGATACAATAACATTATAATTTAATCTTGTCAAGCTTGCAGCCTGACGCTTGCAGCTTGTGGCTTGGTGCTTGTAGCTCGGTCCTTGATCCTCTAACCAGCGCGCATGGCTCAGGAAGAGGCGGGCCATTGCTGGCCCGGGTCTTCTACTCACGCGACCTCCTTCGTTGCAGCTGGTGATTTGTTCTCGACAGTCACGCCAGCCTCTGTTTCGATCCAGACTTTGGCGCCGCAGCTCAAAGGCTTGTCAGGGCTGTAGACAATTTTGCAGGGACCGTTGACAATTACTTCATGACCATAGTCATTGCTTTTATAAGTTTTGACCGTGATCACTGGTTCGTTGTAACCGTTCGATGCATTACGTCTTATGACGTGCTGGTTTATGTGTATATATTTTTTCATTTTTACCTTTCTGTTAACGCTCAGGTCCGTGTATCAAGACGCCCCATTTGGCGCTTTACATGACTCTGTCGGGCCTCATCTAGTTTCAGTTGCCTCCCGTCCTGAGCTGCATTTGCAATAAATGCGTTGTCTTATGTATATCAAGGATAATCCTTGATGTCAAATCTTATTTCAAGTTATCCACAGGCTTGCTGCTTGTGGCTTGAAGCTCAACTCCCTCCTTCTTTAGAATGATTTTTAGAATCATTCTAAACTGGCTTGTGGCTCCCGGTAGGTCTCACCCGGGATTATTCCTAACGCTGCCGCGCATCGCATCCAAGACCAATGGGCCACAATTCATATACCAGTTGCGCAATCCTGATCAGGGAAGCCAGCGCAACTGGTCCAAGTATCGACGCTACCCTTTCAGGTCACTGCTTAGGTCCAGGGAAATGCCATAGGCAAGATATGTACCCCTAACTTGGTCATCAAACTAATTCCAGGTCCATTACTAAATGTCCAGTCGCTTACCATGGATTACTGGCGCAAACGTCTAGCTAAACGTGTAATAGACCAGGAATTAGTGATCAGTCACTATGCTACGAGGGTGGTCATGACGCCTCCAATTGCATGACATACAGTTAACCTGGCGTGTCACCCTTGTTATAGTGTTTATCTCCACAGTCATTAATGACTGATCCCAGACCACTCAAGCAATATTTGGTTTAACGCCTGCAGGGCTCCCAGAGTGGTCAGGGATCAGCACCCTGTAAAGACGGCAACAAGTTGCGGTGTGATACAGGGTCTGACAATTTGAGGCGATGATTATGATACACCCCAAATCTAATTATTTATCTGAACATAACCAAAAAAATAATCTAAATCCTATATAATCCTTGACAATGTATTTGTCAAGCACTATAACAAATTAATTTTAAATTAAATATAGAAAGGTCAAAATGACAAAAATAAGAATGAATACTGAACTACGAAATAAGTTGTTCAATAAAATGAAAGATGTTTTTGAAAATGAAGATACTCAAGAACGAGAGGCATTTCTTCAAGCAAGAGAGAGTGTAGATCATCATTATAAATATGCACACGAACTTGCAAAGTTAGTTGTTGAAAGAGCATATCCACCAGAAGATGTTGCAACTTTAAGACACTTCAAAAAGAAATATGGAAACCCTTGTGATGTTGTTGCAAAAGATAAATGTTTTTACTTTGCACACTCGGAAGATTTAGATGAGGACGGGGACGCAAAAGAAACTAAATCACATTTTGATTTTGGTTTGTTTGGTAATCTAAATGGTAGTGAGTATGACCATGAGGAAGGCAAAAAGTTTGCAGTTGCATATTATAGAGAAGATTTAAAAGCTATGGATTGCAACCCAGATATTTATGCACAACAATCCGAGAACAAGGACAACCCACACAAAACAAAACATGTGGACGCGTGTATGAAAGCACTTGGATATCATGGTGGTGGTTATCATTCTTCTAATGATGATGTTGGCATGGCTAAAACTTTTAACGATCAATACTATCTTGATGTCATTGGAACATCTTATTGCAGATCAAGAGCAATCGCATGTACAAAAGATGAGTACGAACAATTTGAGGCATGGCGAATTGCAAAAGGCAATCTGGTATCTAAACACCAAACATGGATTGATACAATTCAAAAACAATGCGATCAGTTAAAGATTGGATTGAAAGCATACAGATACTTGAGTGAGGGAATTGAACTTGCTAACGAGTTAGGTATTCAAGTTGATGAGGCAGAATTAATTAGAACTAACTCAACAGGATTGACAATCTACAATCCGAGCAATTTGGCTAGTATGATTAAAGGTATGAAGAACAAACAACAATCAAGAGAGGCGAAAATATTGGCTAGAAAAAAATATGAAGAAAGCGTAAATTAAGTTTGACAATGTAAGGGATATCCTATAATATCCCTTACATAACTAGAAAGGTATAATATGACAAACAAAACATTTTACATAACTTATTGGGCGAGTAAGCACAAAAAACATATTACTCGTAGAGGCAAACATGACGACAAGTCAAGATATGGCACATCTAAACAAGGTGTTCCTTATTATGTTTATTATGACTTAGATAGTCATGGATATAGAACTGCAACTACTTCATGGAAAGTGAGGCACTAATGGACAAAGGAATAATTATAGCGATCGCCATAACAAGTGTTATGGCGTTCATTCTACCAATAATAGTTTTAAAAATAGGGGGTGCAATCTAATGCCAAACAAACATTTTTGCCAAGGACCACATTGCCATACTAGAGTTACATCAGATAGATTTTTAAAATCGCGTGGCGTAATTCGTGGACGATATGCATACTTTGATCGTGATGAAACAAGACATTATCTTAACGACTCAGATAAATATTTTTGTAGTCAAGGTTGCAAGATTGATTGGCTAGCTGAAAATATGGAAAACATCGAGCAAGGTAGACCAATACAGTTTATTACACACAGACGCGAAAGCCAAGGCTATGCCAAAGTTAAGAATGATGAAAGTAGGTGGGGTCCAGAATATATTATTCAAAGGGTTGACAACAGGACCGAAATAGACTAGGATAATCCTATTAACAAGAAAGGTATAATATGAAAAAAACAATTAAAAAAGAGTTCTTACCAGGTGGCGCTAAGCGTCAAGAGATGTTGGACAAAGTTCCAGAATATCTTTTAACGCCAGGGCTACAATCTCACAAACACATGTTTTGTATTGATGTACTCAAGATGACAGAAACAGAATATCTCGAGGCACTTAACAAAGCCACAAATGGTGGAGTTGTGGAGGCAGCATGGAACTAAAAGCTAACACAACAGCACCAGAGTTTAAGATGATTACAAAAACAAAAGATGAGCCAACTCTTAAAGAGGCGCAAGACTTTGTCGGTGGATATGTTGAAGGTATAACATTTCCTAATGGTGATTATCTTATAGTAAATGAGGAAGGTAAGCTGATGGGCTTACCATTAAACCCAGAGGCCACAGCTTTATGGCGTATGACATTTACTAAACAGAATTACGTTATTGGTTATGATGACTGGGTCAGTGGCCCTGCCATCTTGATTAAACATAAAGCGCTCAAACGTTGGGCGTAACCTTTCTGCCCTGGCGCTAACGCGCCAGGGCGCACGGATCCCTATCCAATTCCAATATTGCAACTAACGTCGACCCCACCCACCCTTTACACGAAAAGGGGTCCCACTACTCTAGGTTGTATTGCTTGATTTAGACAGTTTTAGGTGGTAAAAACATTTTCAACACTTTAAGGTGCAAAAAATTTTAAAAAAAATTTTTTAAAAAATTTTATGGATTTG